GAGATGTTGCTTCTGCACTTCAAATGGCTGGTGTTCTTGATTACACACCTGCATTATCAACTAACTTAAACGTAGATGATACATCAACAACTTTCGCTGGTGTATTAAACGGTAGATACAGAGTATATGTAGATCCATATGCTGCAAACGTATCTGCTTCACAATACTACATTGTTGGTTACAAAGGTACATCACCTTATGATGCTGGTATGTTCTATTGCCCATATGTTCCACTACAAATGGTGAGAGCAGTTGGTGAGAACACATTCCAACCAAAGATTGGCTTTAAAACTCGATACGGTATCGCTGCAAACCCATTCCACCTAGGTCAAAGAGCCGCAGGTGAAGATGGAGCGATCACAATCGTTGCAAATACTAACAAGTATTACAGAAGAGTTAAAGTTGCAAACTTAATGTAATCTCGATTACAACAAAAATTAGAGGGGGCTTCGGCCCCCTTTTTTATTTCTACTAAATAATATCATGGCGACAGTTTCAAGACAACCAACAACAATGGACTACGTAAGTCCTACACAGTTTAAATTTACAATAACTCAAATACCTAAAGTTGAGTTTTTTGTAACTAATTGTAATCTACCTGGTATTAGTTTAGGGGAAACAATATTTCCTACACCATTTAAACCAATACCTGTACAGGGTGACGAACTAACATTTGATAATCTAACAATAGGGTTTCAAGTGTCAGAAAACTTAGAAAATTATATTGAATTACATAACTGGTTATTAGCGATTGGATTTCCTAAGTCAAGACAACAATTCGCAACACATAGAAGTACAACATCAAACACATCAAACGTTACAAGAAAAGATACTACTAACGATATCGGTAAAGTACAACTACAAACACCTGCTAACCCAATGTTTTCAGATGCAACATTAACAATACTTTCAAATAAAAATAATCCTTTAGTTGAAGTAAGATTTGAAGATTTATACCCAACAACATTATCAGCGTTAGAGTTTACACAAGAAGAAACAGATGTTACTTACATAAAAGCAACATCAGAATTTACATATAAATATTACGAAATAATCACATTATAATTGACTTTTAGTTAATATTATGTTAGGATACTTATTATGACCTTAGATGAATTAAAACAAATCGTTTACAAAGAATTACCCGTAGATAAAGATCACTTAGACACAGAGTCTTTAAGAAATCAAGAATTGTATGCAAAGTTTATTGATTACAAAACTAACTTTGATTTTTTACTTGCAAAGGCAAAAGGTGAATATAAAGTTTTATATAAAGAAAAGTGGGAATACTATGGCGGTAAAGCAGACGCAAAAATTTATGTAACTAAACCATTTGATCTTAAAGTATTAAAAAATGATTTACATATTTACATAGAGTCTGATAAAGATATTATTGATGCAGAAAATAAAATTATATATTTAGAGACAACAACAAAATATATTGATCATGTACTAAAGTCAGTACAGGCAAGAGGGTGGGATATTAAAAATGCTATTGAATGGAAAAAGTTTGAAGCTGGAATGGTTTAATAATGTTAGACAAAAAAGAACCTGCAAGATACGGCGATTGGATACAATGGAAGTTAAGACAAGATAGAAATAAAAATATAATATTTGTTCACAAAATAAATGATGTTCATTTACAAGTTGAATGTGAACCACATGTCTCAAAAGAACTAAGTTCCTTTTTTGAGTTTGAAGTGCCAGGTGCTAAATTTATGCCAGCATATCGTAATAGAATATGGGATGGCAAAATTCGTTTATTCTCTCAAAAAACAAATAAAATTTATGTTGGTTTATTATCTTATCTAGAGGACTTTTTTAAAAACAATGAATTAAAATATATTCTACATGATAATGTAAAAGATAATAAATCTATAGATCCAAAAGATGTTGAGGGATTTATTAAATCATTAAAAATACCTTTTGATGCCAGAGATTATCAATTCAATGCAATATGCACAGCAATAGAAAAATCAAGAGGATTATTGTTATCACCTACTGCGTCAGGTAAATCATATATCATATATTGTTTAGTGCGTTACTATAGAATGATGAATAAAAAAATATTGATATTAGTACCGACAACTTCACTTGTAGAACAAATGACAAATGATTTTATTTCATACGGTTGGACTGAAAGTAACATACATAAAATTTACTCTGGTCATGATAAACAAACAGATAAATCTGTGGTTATATCAACTTGGCAATCTTTATATAAACTTAATAAAAAATATTTTGATCAATATGAGTGTATCTTTGGTGATGAAGCACATACATTTAAAGCAAAGTCATTAACTAACATTATGGAAAAATTAGAAGATTGTCCTTATCGTTTTGGATTTACAGGAACACTTGACGGAACACAAACACATAGATTAGTATTAGAAGGTTTGTTTGGAAAAGTAGAAAAAGTTATCTCTACAAAAGAACTTATGGATAAAAAAACATTGGCACAACTGAATGCAAATTGTATCGTTCTTAAATACAACGAGAATGAAAGTAAACAAGTAAAGGATCATAAATATTCTGAAGAAATAAATTTTCTTGTTAGTCACAATAAAAGAAATAATTTTATCACTAATTTATGTAAAAAATTGAAAGGCAACACTCTATGTCTATTTCAGTTAGTCGAAAAACATGGTAATGTATTATACGATATGATGAAAGGTGATAATACTCATTATGTACATGGAGGCACAAGTGCTGAAGATAGAGAGAAGGTTAGAGAACTTGTTAACAATTCAAATAATTCAATCATTATTGCATCATATGGTACTTTCTCTACTGGTATTAATATTCCTAATCTTAATAACATCGTGTTCGCAAGTCCAAGTAAAAGCAGAATACGTGTGCTCCAATCAATTGGCCGTGGGTTGCGTAAGTCCACAAGTAAAGATTCCGTTTTAATTTATGATATCTGCGATGATTTATCATATAAAGGAAAGAAGAATTACACACTATTACACTTTGAGGAAAGAATAAATATATACAACGAGGAAAGTTTTACATATAAAATAGATACGCTGTATTTATTGTAAAATAGATAAGGTAAACATATGTCACAACAAATAATAAAATTTAATTCAGGCGAAGAAGTAATATGTAACGTTGTTAAAGACGTTGGTGATTATATATCAATAGAAAATCCAATGAAAATGTTAACAATTCCTAGAGCAACTAAACGAGGTATTGTTGAGTCTTTAACATTATCAAGATGGTTGTATCCTTACACTGAACAAAAAATATGTAAAGTAAGAAAAGATTCAATTACAACTATCATGTCTGCATCTGAAGGTTTAAAAACTTTTTACTACAGACAACTTGAACAAGGCGAAAAACAAGAACTTAAAATTCACGATTGGGAAGCAAGAGATTATAATGAGTTGGGTGAAGACTTTGACGAAGAAGAAGTTAAAAAATACCTAGAGGCTTTAGAACCTTTAAAATCTGTTAAGAAAAAAATCCTACACTAAAAATATTTTTTTGTTGACTTTTATCCCATAAAGTGATAGATTATGACATGGCAAAAACCAAAAAAAATCCACAACATTATGTAGATAATAAAAAACTTTTAGAAGAAATGAAAAAGTTTAAAAAAATGTGTAAGGATGCAGAAGCAGTTGGCGATAATATGCCACCAGTACCAGATTACGTTGGTGAGTGTTTTTTAAAGATTGCGAATGGTTTATCGTTTAGACCTAACTTCATAAATTATACTTATCGAGATGAAATGATTTCAGACGGAATAGAAAATTGTTTACAATATGTTTACAATTTTGACCCTAATAAATCCAATAATCCTTTTGCGTATTTCACACAAATAATATACTTTGCATTCATAAGAAGAATACAAAAAGAGAAAAAACAAACACATATTAAACATAAGATAATTGAAAAAGAAGAATACCGCACACATGATGTTTTACCTATGGATTCAACAAACTATAGTATTCATGGATTTGATCCTACTATAATACTACCTGATGAACCTGTATATAAAACAAAAGAAAAAGAAAAATCACAGAGACCATCAGGCCTTGAGGAGTTTATGGACGATTAATGAAAGTTGCTATATTATGTGATTCGCACTTTGGTGCAAGAAATGATAATTCTTTTTTTCTAGAATATATGTTTCAGTTTTACGAGGGAGTTTTCTTTCCCTATTTACAACAACACAATATTAAAACAGTTATTCACTTAGGCGATCTAATGGATAGAAGAAAATACGTATCTATCAAAACTGCAAAAGAGTTTAGAGAAAGATTTATGTTGCCAATAAATCATATGAAGTTAGACTTTCATTGTCTTGTAGGTAATCATGATATTTTTTTTAAAAATACAAATGATGTAAATTCATTAAGAGAACTTATTGATGGTCGATCTGATAAAATAAAAATATATGAAGATCCAACTGATGTTAATATTGGTGGATTAGATATTTTATTCTTACCTTGGATTACACCACAAAATCAAATATACACTGAGGGTATGATTGACCAAACTACTGCAAGTATTGTTATGGGTCATTTAGAAATAAAAGGTTTTCAAATGAACAAAGGTATAGTAAGTGATCATGGTGTTGATAAAGGATTGTTCTCAAAGTTTCAAACAGTTTTTTCTGGTCACTATCATCACAAATCAGATGATGGTCAAATATATTATCTCGGTGCTCCTTATGAGATTTATTGGAATGATTATAATGATACAAAAGGATTTCATATATTTGATACTGAAACTTTAGAATTGACAAGAGTTTTAAACCCTTTTAGAATGCATGAAAAAATCTATTATGATGACACACAGACGGCATATGAAAATCATGATGTCGCACAATATAGTAACAAATTCGTAAAAGTTATTATTGTAAATAAAAAGGATTTATATCAGTTTGATAGATTCATGGAAAGACTAATGAAAGCAAATTGTCATGATGTAAAGGTAATCGAAGACTTTTCTGATTTATCTGCCGATACAGTGTCAGATGACATAGTTCAATACGCAGAGGATACAACAACATTAATAAACAAATACGTAGATGAGTTAGAAATAGAATTAGATAAAGATAGAATAAAAAGAATTATGCGAGGATTATATAACGAGGCCCAAGATTTAGAATTATGATAGATTCAATAAAAGCATTTTGGATTGATAGTTATCAGTCACATAAACTTGCGTTTTACTTTGAGATGATAAGTGCAATCGCAGTTATTAATGGTAGTATGATTTTAACTTATACAGTTTTAGATCCTAGACCAGATATATTTTTACCATTTTACTTTGTTGCTAGTACCACAGGGTTTGTCGGTGCATACTATAGAAAGTCTGCTTGGGTTATGGTGTTAACTTTTTGGTTTACAATAATGAATACTATTGGTCTTTGGAGATTGTTTTTATGATAAACTTTAATTGTGTTCGTTGGAAAAACTTTCTTTCAACAGGTAATACTTTTACTGAGATACCTTTAGATAAAAATGCCACCACACTTATTGTGGGTGAGAATGGTGCAGGTAAGTCAACAATACTTGATGCATTATGTTTTTCACTTTTTGGAAAACCTTTTCGTGTAATTAGTAAATCACAATTAGTTAATTCTATTAATGATAGAGAGACAGTTGTTGAAGTTGAATTTAGTATAGGAACGAAAGAATGGAAAATTATTCGTGGTATTAGACCTAATATTTTTGAAATATATTGTGATAGTATATTAGTAAATCAAGATGCCAACTCTAGAGACTATCAAAAGTTTTTC